TTTGATTCAAGAATAGATAAATGATTTGTGTATATCCTATAGGATTTGGTTACAAAGGCAAAGCAGCTCCACCGCCTACACCGCATCCGGAGATTTAAATGCAACTACAATCACTAGTAGAAGATAGTCACAATGGTTCGCTTAGTAGTCGCAGAATAGTTACCCTAGCAGCATTTATATTATGTAGCATAGCATTTTTAGCTAATTTATTTTTTAGTTATAGTGTAGATCAATTTATGTTTGATGGTATGATGTACATTGTTATTGCAGGCTTAGGTGTAATTGTAACAGAAAAATTTGCAACTAAAACAGAGAGGTAAACATGCGCGTAATTTTAGCAACAGTATTAGCAGGATTTCTTACTGTGGGTTGGGCAGCCGAAGATAGAAAGCCGCCCGAAACAAAACGAGTGTGTGTAAAAGAAAAAGACAGTGCTGGCAAAGAACGTGAAGTTTGTAAAAACGTCAGAGTACATCAGAAACTAGAGTCACAACAGGATAAAAAATGAATCTTCCCACTAAAGGTTTAGTGGGTTTATTTGTAATAGGGCTACTATTGCTAGTTTTTTATCCACTATTTCCATACTACGATATTCTACATATAAAACTAGCCATTATTTTATTACTAGCAATAGCAGTTAAATTAATATTCTCTGTGTTTATACTTCCAGTATATAAAAAAGCACGAGAAACCGCAACAGGTGCAGGTATGATTTTAATAAGTACTAGCTTAATCATACTTGCCTTGTTGAATTTTTTAACTAACTAGGAATAACTTATGGCAACTTCTTCTGGTAAGAAAGCTCGTAAACAATCTACAAATCAAAATCCAATAGAATATGGATTTCGTGATGTAAAACCCCTTAATTACATACAAGAACAATACTTAGATGCAATACACTCAGCAAGTATTATTTTTGGTGTAGGCAGTGCAGGTACAGGTAAAACATATGTAGCTGCAAATTACGCTGCCGGCGAGCTTTTTCACAGACGCGTACACAAGATTATTTTAACTAGACCAAATATTGAAACTGGTCGTGGATTGGGATTTTTACCTGGAGAACTTGAAGAAAAATATGCACCCTACTTAGAGCCATTTGATAGTGTGTTTCAACGATGTTTAGGCAAAGGCTTTTATGAATACGCATTAAAACACAAAGATATAGAACCTAGACCTATAGGATTTATGCGTGGAGCAACATTTGAAAGCAGTATAGTTTTAGTAGATGAAGCACAAAACCTAACTAAAACTGAATTAAAAATGTTGTTAAGTAGAATAGGTAAAAACTGTAAAATAATTTTAAGTGGCGATCCTGATCAGTGTGATATACGTGATTCAGGACTAGAAGATGCCATAAAACGGCTGGATGGAATTGACGGCATTGAAGTTGTTAGATTCTTAGATCAAGATATAGTTCGTAGCCGTATGTGCAAACAAATAATTTTAGCTTATAAGGATTAACATGGCAAAAACATATAAACCCACTTCGGGTATGGCTACGGCGGCTCGACGTGCTCTTAAGTGGAAAGAAGAAGGAAAAGCAGGTGGTACACTAGTAGGCTTAGCCAGAGCCAATCAATTAAAAGACAGAGAACCACTAAGTGCTAGCACAGTAATGCGTATGCACAGCTTTTTTAGTCGGCACGAAGTAGATAAACGTGCAACTGGATTTCGCAGCGGCGAAGAAGGTTTTCCTAGTAAGGGCAGAGTAGCTTGGGACCTTTGGGGCGGCGACGGAGGACAATCTTGGGCACGTCAAAAACGTGATCAAATTGTACGTGAACGCAGCAAAAAAGCCCTAGAGCTACTACAACTATCTCAAAAAGGTTACATAGAACAATCAATGTTAGACATGGTTGCCCAAGCTATTGAAAACTATGCTAATGAAAATATTCCTGAAGAAGTAGAGGCTTTTGGTCAATTTATGTACCATGCTGAACTACTACGCAATGGACACATAGACATATACCTAACAGATTTACCTGATGTAGATCAGCCTTACAGAGATGTGCTTATAGAAATTGTTAGTACACTACACGATCACGATGAAAGTGATGAAGTAGACGACGAAGATAGTGACGAAGATACTCCACTATGAAAAAAGCCCCGGTATTTTGGTACCGGGGCTTTTTGTTATTCAGCTATTTCTTCTGCAGGAGGCTGCAGCTGATCTGTGGCTTGCTTACGAATATTTTCTGTTAGTGGATTTGCTATTTTGGCTGGAATTTCTTGAAGTGCAGCTAAAATAACATTAATCTCAGAAATTTTTAAATCTAAGGTTAAATGAACGTCTTCCATAGTTTCACTTTACTGGGCATGCGCCGGTTAAACATTCATCATCAACAATTGCGTCAAAGCTATTTGCATCATCAATTGTTACAGGTTTTAGGTCTTGAACATATTTACGGAAAGTATGCTCGTCAACCACTTCTTGGGGTAGGTATAAATACCCTAAATCTTTTGCAGTTTTGGTAGGATCACTGCGGTAAATAAAGCTAACGCCCACATAACAATCCCAGTTATTGATTAGCCAATCAACAATTTCAGGAACTTCATGTGGTTCATAGCTAATAGTTACCGATGTGTTTTGCTGAGTCCAACTAGTTTGAATTAATTTATAACGCTCTAGTTGATCCACAGCAGTTTCTAGATTAACTTCTTTGCCGTTTTCTTTGTGGAACGGTACATCTGACCACTCAACCGGAAAGGTAACTAGCACGCCAGTATCATCTGTGGGATGATTAAACACATTGTAGTTGGCTTCGCGCAGTTTTTCTACAACAGGATCGTATTTGCTAAACTGTACGTTGTTGAAAATGTACTTGCCTAGCGGCTTGTGTACGCCTTCTGTGGTATCCATGATCTTGCTTAGAGTACCTGACGGCTTAACACAAGTAATGTTCTTAGGACGCGGTAAGCCAAGTTCATCTGCCATGCCAATAGCTGCACTGGTTGCTGTACGCTTTAAGTACTCGTAATCATAGCCAGTCATGTCAGGACGTTTAGCAATACCAGTTAATCCTACGCCACACAGTCGCAAGAAGTAATTGTTGAGATGCCACGCTTCTTGTAGGATACCGTCTTTGAGGTTAACACAGGTTTGACGATAATTAGCTCTGGCGGCAAGCCGTATAGCTTCGTGAAGTCCTGCGGTATTGCCCTTAAACTTTCCAATATCTGTTTCTGTAAGATTACAGAACGATTTGTTTCCGAGTAGAATTTCAACACAAGGATTTGCTCCTTTGTACCAAGGTGCACGACGGCGTGCTTCTTGAGCGTTGATAAAGCCTGGCTCCGAACCACCAGCTTCTTGCATAATAGCAAAAATATGCTCTAGCTGTTCGCGTGTAGGTTTTTCATTAAACACCAGACTATTGTTAGACTGCTGACGATGTGCATTATTATACAACCACCAGTCTTTTTTGGCTACCGCAAATTCCTGCCATTCGGGTTGACCATAATCGAAAAGAGCAATTTCAGCACTTCTACGACTACTAAGAATAGTACCCAGCCAGTTAACAATGTCCAGAATATCCATCCTAGTAAGTAGGCTATCAGCACGACCGTTAAGAATACGGGCGATAGCAGTATAAGCAGTACTAATAGCACTATCACCTGAACTAATCCAGCCATAGCCTTTTAACCTTTCACCGGCAGGACGCAACTGGCTAAAATCTAGGATCAAGGTATCGGCAGGATATTTACCAGCCAGCAGTTTACCAATTGATTTAGCCCAAGCCTCGGCACTGTCACCGATTTGAATACGCCAAGTTTTGGTTTCTGCGTCCCAAGTTTCTAGATTAGTTTCGCGCCCACCTTTACTAGTACGTTGCGATCTAACTACTTCAATATTTTGAATAGGTTTTGAAAATCCATTCAGTGTGCCTACAATAGGCTTAAAGCCTACGCCACAACCTTGCAGCAATAACCATAGCACATCTACTACATCGTATACAGTTTCTACTTCTGTAAAACTGCAATTAAACTGAGATGCTTCACGCATTTTGGCTACTTGTGTACCACCCAGCCAAAGGGTTCGGCCACTCATAGAAACTTTGCGTTCTAACATCAGCTGTTCTAGTCTAGCAAGTTCAGCGTGTTCTGAATCATTTAGGGTTCGTCTAGCTGCACGTTCCCATAACCATGCTTGATGTGAGATTACTCGGCTTACTGTGTCTGGCCAAGTTTCAAACTGTTTACCGTCGTCACTGATAGGGCGATTGTATGTTCGTCTGGTAATTACTTGTGCTCGTGTACTTGTCATAATACTCCTTTATTTTCCTGTGCTTCCGAAGCCGCCATATCCGCGTTCGGTATCGTTCCATGCATCTACAAAGCCCGCTAACAACACTGGCATAACTACCAGCTGAGCAATTCTATCTCCGCGACGAATTTTATAGGGGCTGTCGCTTAAATTTTTTAGTGGCACTTTGATATTGCCACGATAATCACTGTCTATAACTCCAACTGAATGAGGCAGAATAATTCCCTGTTTTCCTTGACTAGATCTGTTAAATACAAACCCGCCGTAGCCCTCCGGAATCTTAACCGCTACTCCAGTATCAATCAATACAGTCTCGTTTGGATAAATTTCTGCGTCTTGATTACTTTTTAAGTCTGCGCCTGCGTCTGTGGGATGTGCTCGCACAGGCAAAAATGCTGCGTCATCTACACGACATTCAATTACTTGTCGAATTTTAGTGTTGGTATTATGATCGTAGACTTTATTAATATTAATGAAATCTTTGCTTGTGTTCATATTAAGTATTCAGTTAGTGTTTTGTCAATTTGTTTAGTGTTTTCGCCTAAGGCAGTTGCAGAATAGGTAACTAAATCCATTAGCTGATAATTTAGTAAAATTCTGTCGCCTTGTTCGTTTAGTGCTTTAATGTACTTTAGTTTGCTGGCAATAGGTAGATTAGCAACTATATCTAAGGCAGTGCCCCATTCTTCTACCAGTTGTTGTGCACGTTTAGGGCCAATGCCTTCAACGCCCGGAATATTGTCACCAGTATCGCCCATTAAACACTTGATACTAATATAAGCATCTTGTGGAAAGTCGTAGTGAGTATGCCAGTTATTAGCAGTAATTTCTTTTCTGGTTACATAACTAAATCTGCTAATTTTATCACTGATCAACAAGTCCCAGTCTTTGTCACTGCTGATTAACCAGCAGTTATCTACCGCGTACTTGTGTAAGGTTTGAGTTATATACGCAGCAATATCGTCTGCCTCAGTTTGCTTGAATTGAATAACTGGATATTCTGTGTTTTCACGAATCCAATCTAGACTTTTTTGATAATCTTCAAAGAATCGCTCAAACGCAGCGCGTTCAGCTTCAGTTTGTTCAGCAAATTTATCTTTACGATTTTGTTTATACTCTGGATATAACTCTTTGCGGTAACTGCTAGAGCCTTGATCTGCGGCTACAATAACCCAGCGAGCTTTATAGCTTTTGCGTAGACTATCAATTGTGCGTAGATAATCTTCGTAAAACTCTGTGCTGCCTAGATGCTTCCATCTAAAGGCTAAGTTAAGAGCGTCTACGATCATTATGGTGTTTTCTTGCTCTTGAACTTGTTGAAATGTTTTGCTCATAGATTATTTAACTTGTTTGTTTATCATTTCTTCAACAGTCATACCTACCACATTATGCCCGCCAAAGATAGTTCCTGTTCTTCGTGTAGCAACAATTTGTTTGTTGTTTAGGTAAACTGCATTGGGTAGCGGAACATACTTGACTTCTTTAGCAATCTTAGCTGCATTGTTCATATAAAATTCTACAAACTTTGCAACTTCTGGTCGATCTAAAGACTTAACTGCTACATAAATAAAAATAGGACGACTAAGCGGATTATAACTGCCATCCATAACACTTGTTTCACTAGGAGCTATTGCTTTGCCATCTTTATTAACTACTGATACAGCTTGTAGTTTATCTTTATGTTCAGCATAATATGCAAAACCAAAATACCCTAAACTATGCTGATCTCGACTTACGCCTAAAACTAATACATTGTCATCTTCTGATGCAGTAAAATCGCCTCTGCTAGCTTTACTACGACCTGTGATTGCTTCAGTAAAGTAATCAAATGTTCCAGAATCGGTACCTGCACCAAATAATTTTAAAGCAGCATTAGGCCAAGCTGGATTAATTTGATTCCAATTTGTAATTTTACCCTGTGCTGCAGGTTCCCAAATTTGTTTTAGTTGCTGCACAGTCATTGTGCGCGCCCAAGTATTTTTAGGATGAATTACAACTGTTAATGCATCAAATGCAACAGGAAGTTCTAGATAACCTATACCAGCTTTACGACAAGCATCTATTTCTGATTCAGTAATAGGACGGCTGGCATTTTGTACATCTATTTCTCCGCGACAAAACTTTTTAAATCCACCGCCAGTACCTGATACACCTACAGTAACTTTAGTACGAGTAGCCTTTTGATAATCTTCTGCAATACCTTCAGTTATAGGAAATACGGTTGAGCTACCGTCAACTCTAACCGTTTGTGCTTGTACAGTTGCCGCTAAAAATCCTAGCGTTAAAATAGTTAAAATTTTCATTATATATTATACCCTAAATTGTTAAAATTGTCAAATTGTAAATTTAATAGGTTCGTGTTTAATCCAAGTATCTGCAAGACTAACAAATAGTTGGTTATCGCCACGATTAATGTAAATAAACTCGTAGTCGTCACTACTAGGCAGCTCTAGTCTAGCCACAAATATTTTGCTGCGATCAAACTTGAAAAATAGTAGTGGCAGCTTTTTAACTTGTAGGCTTTGTCGCAGTGTTTGTTGCCACCAGTCTAGTAGAGTTGGATTTTTACTAGTTAATAGTTGACTGGTTAGGTGGTCGTCTGCGTAACCTTTGACTTCTACACAGTATACATTTTTTTCACCAGGTATGTACAAGTCACCTTTTAGTCCGTGCTTTTCGTCTAGAGCACCACTGGCAGGAACTCGTTCCCAGCCTAAGCTGGTGTGTTCGCGCAACCAGTCTCTGACTTTTAGCTCAGTGCGTGCACCTTTTTCTCTGCTATCTACCACTGGTTTTTCTCCTGGACTTACGCACTATTTTCTTTTCTAGTGGCTTAGGTGCTAGGGCAACTTCAATTTCTTTGCTTAGCTTGTCCCAGTCAGTAATCAGTTCTATGCGGCCGTTTTCATACTCTACAAAGGTAGTATGCCGGCCTTGCCAAGTTTTAGGCCACATAGTTACTCCTCGATCTTAGAAATATTATGTCGTTTTACAACTTGAATTTTTTCTAGCAGTGGATGTGAAAATCCATGAGATACTAGCACAGTATTCAAGTTTTCTTCTGCTAGTAGGACTTCAACTAGCTTTTCTTTGCCTTCTAGGTCTAAGGTTTCTATAGTTTCGTCTAAGATTAACAAATTAATGCGGTTTTGAGATAGGCTTTGCATTAGTCTGCGAATGCCCAGCAGTGTAGCTACATTTACTCTGGCACGCTCACCGCCGCTTAGTGCTTGAATATCAATGTGATTGCCAGTGTCAATGATTACTACATTTAGTTTGTCATTGCCTGCAATTTCAAAACTGATTTGAAACCTGCCACCACTTAACTCAGCCAAGTATTCGTTGGTTAAACCTTCTAGGTCTTTTACCAAGTTTTCAATCTTGTAAGCTACAAGACCATTTGTACTAAATGCTTTTTTAAGCACTTCAAGATTTGCTCTTTTTGAATTACAGGTTTCATAATCAACCTGAAGAGTCGCTAACTGAGACTTAAAATTCTCAGTCTGTTCTTGAATGACAGAAATC